TACAAAGATTTACTCACTCAATTTCAACAGTTTTGAATAGACCCCCCACCCCTTTTGTTATTTGACAGCTAGGATAGCCTTCAAACGGACATAGAAAGCCGCTGAGAGGTGTCTAGGAGTCCCAGCACCCCCTATAGTATTTTTATTTAGACTGCTCTGAGGGGTCGAATTTGCCTTTTCTGTACCGTGGTGTCTCTTCTTGGAGAGTTCGGGGGCATTGTTCGTACCTATTGGTGTTCTGAACTATGATAGATTTGTCTTGGCAGACGTATCTGCACTGCTTCACCATATGTTTATTGGTTTTTGTCCCAGCATTGATTATGTCTTGGCTTGCAAGGTTACAAGTCATCCACACTGTGGCGAGAATGTTGAGCATAATGACGATTCCGGCGCTGAATTTCTAGATATGGTACTGCCTGAACCAGTATTATCTATATCTAGATTATATATATTTATTAGTATAATATAATTATTAGTCTAAGTCTAATTATTAGAAATAGTAATTATAAGGTTTAGGCGTGACGGCCCTCCCATGCGTCACGGGCGAGTGTGTGTTCCCTCCCATGCTCGCCCCAAACGGGAAAGGAGCAGACATGACAAACGTGATTAAGTTTCCTGAACGACCCACGATGGATGTCACCAGCGATGCCTCTGAAATGTTTGAAGACATCGCGCAAACAGACAATCTTTCACAAGCAGTTGTTCTAGGTTGGACGAAAGACGGTCAGTTATTTGTTGCGAGCAACATGACTGAGGGGCCAAGTATGCGTTGGCTCCTAGATGTGGCTCAAGTTTTTCTGGATGAGGACATTCTAACGCGATGAAGGTTACTTGGGTTTTTGTTGTTTATGCGATTTCAGGCACTGTGCCACCCCAGAACATAAGTGTGCAGACCGCTGGGTTCTATGATAATGTTTTGGAGTGCGCTCGCGAGAGTGTCGCGTACAACAAGAAACCATATGGCAAACTTGTATCTGCCTGTATGCCGATAATATCCGAAGACGATGCAACCACAAAAAATTAAAAATCTAATAAACAGGCTTCCCCCAGAGGAAAAGAAAGACCTGTTAAAAAAGCTTGAGCTTCTCAACGAAAAGAAAACACAAGAAAAGGCTGAGAAAAGTTTTTTAAATTTTGTCGAATCAATGTGGCCTGCTTTTATTGAGGGCGAACATCACAAGATTATGGCTGACGCATTTGAGCGTGTTGCCAATGGCGAACTCAAACGGCTCATCATCAACATGCCACCCCGACACACCAAATCAGAATTTGCATCCTATCTTTTCCCCGCGTGGTTTCTTGGCAAGTATCCCGAAAAGAAAATCATCCAAACAGCACACACGGCAGAACTTGCTGTTGGCTTTGGTCGTAAGGTCAGGAACCTGATTAGCAATGATGACTATCAAAAAGTTTTTAAAGGTGTCGAACTTTCATCCGACAGTAAAGCGGCTGGACGTTGGAACACAAACAAGGGCGGTGACTACTTCGCTATCGGTGTTGGCGGTGCAGTCACTGGTAAGGGTGCTGACGTTCTCGTTATTGATGACCCCCACTCCGAACAAGAGGCGGCAGTTGGTCAGTACAACACGGATGTCTATGACAAAGTTTACGAGTGGTACACCTCTGGCCCACGACAACGTCTGCAACCCGGCGGGGCTATCATCATCGTGATGACACGCTGGTCAAAGCGCGACCTCACAGGACAGATAATCAAAAACTCAATCCAGAAAGAGGGCGCAAGCGAATGGGAAGTGATAGAGCTTCCAGCTATCCTTCCGTCAGGCAAAGCACTGTGGCCCGGATTTTGGAAGCAGGAAGAATTAGAATCATTAAAAGCTGAGCTACCAGTATCAAAATGGAACGCACAGTATCAGCAAAATCCGACATCCGAAGAGGGCGCTCTCATCAAACGTGAATGGTGGCAGGAATGGGACCAATCACAAATGCCAGAGTGCGAAGCAATTATCCAATCATGGGATACAGCTTTCCTTAAAACACAACGTGCTGACTATTCTGCGTGTACAACATGGGGGATATTCAACTGGCCTGATGAAGATGGGCAGACAATACCCAATCTTATTTTGCTGGACAGCTTCAAAGAGAAGCTTGAGTTTCCAGATTTGAAGCGAGCGGCCTATGATAAATACTGGGAATGGGAGCCAGACCAGATGATTATCGAAGCGAAAGCCGCAGGCTCGCCTTTGATATTTGAATTAAGAGCTATGGGAATACCTGTCACGGAGTTTACACCGTCGCGAGGACAGGATAAGATAGCAAGAGTAAACGCCGTTACCGATTTGTTTGCAAGTGGTGTGGTCTGGTGTCCACCAACAAGATGGGCGGAAGAGGTTGTTGAAGAATGTGCTTCCTTCCCGTCAGGTGACCATGACGATTTAGTTGACTCGACCACACAGGCACTACTGAGGTTTCGGCAGGGCGGATGGATTAGGTCAACGATGGATGAATGGGACGAGGAGCCAGTGTATCGTAGACCAGTAAATTATTATTGAGGTGCAGTGATGGGCAAAGGTGCGAGTCAAAACATGGGCAACCAAATGGGCGGCATGGGCGGCAAAGGTGGTATGCAACAGCAACCGCCAAACATGTCGAACTTTCAACAACCAAATTTTGCCGCCGCTAATGCGTTAGGTAATATGTTCGGGGGTATGCAATCGCAATTTACTGGAACGGGACAACCAGCGCAACAGCCGACACAGCAACCAACACCTAAACAAGCAGTCCCTGACTACATGAGGCCGTATATTAATCAACTGGCCGACAGGATGCCGCGTCCAAGTCTAGCAGAACCTAGACCCGGCGGATTCTTCCGACCAACGCCGCGACCAGCCCCGTTTCAAAACTTTATGCAACGGCGCAATGATTTTATAAATTCAGACAATGACCTGAATACAATCAGATACCAGCAGATGGTTCTTGAAGACAAGATGCGTAGACAGCAGGCCGCTCAACAGCCAGCCGCTCCCGCAGACATGACTGCCGCAGATATGAATGCCAATATGACTGCCGAGGGCGCAGACCCAGCTATGGCAGACCCAGCTATGGCACAGCCACAGCCGCCCGCCTTTGATGAAGGCATGATGAACCAGATGGACATGCTGAATCAGCAGTACATGAATAGGCTTAATCAATCGCCTTTCGGTAGACCCATGGGTCGTTTTGGGCCGTTTGGTCGCTTTCCGGGCATGGGCGGCAAAGGCGTACGCAGACCTCTGTTTGGCCGTTTCGGTCCTAGCATGAATGAAGGCTTTAGGGGACCAGTAAGACAGCCTAGGGTGGTGGAGGCCGCGACATTAATGAACGCTCTTGGCGGCGGGAACCCGTTTTCCAGATAGGAAACTGATGTGGCTGTAGAAAAGAAAATGGAACCCTCTGATGTGGAGGTTATGAATGGTCAGGATGTTGAGATAGAAGTAATCAATCCTGATGCAGTTTCTGTTGAGACTGACGACGGCGGGCTTCTCATTGACTTTTCGGGTGAGATTACGGAAGAGCTAATCGGACCAAGCCATGATGCAAATCTAGCAGAGTTTTTAGATGAGGCAGACCTTCAGTCCATGGCGGCTGAACTTATCGCTGATTTTGACGGCGACAGGATGTCCAGAAAAGAATGGGCCAGAAGTTACGTCAAGGGTCTTGACCTTCTTGGGATGAAGATTGAAGAAAGAAGCCAGCCTTGGGCTGGGGCTTCTGGTGTCTTCCACCCCGTGCTGACAGAGTCAGTTGTAAGATTTCAGGCGCAGGCTATGGGCGAGTTGTTTCCTGCGTCTGGACCAGTTCGCTCAAAGGTTGTCGGCAAGCAAACGATAGAAAAGCTACAGCAAGCCAAGCGTGTCGAAAATGAAATGAACTATCTCTTGACGGAAGAGATGACAGAGTATCGCGACGAGCTAGAGCAGATGCTGTTCAGGCTACCGCTTGCGGGTTCGGCGTTTAAAAAATCTTACTATGACCCAATCAGAAAACGACCAGCGTCAATGTTTGTTCCGGCAGAAGACTTTGTTGTTTCCTACGGCGCATCTGATTTGGCTACATGCCCACGATACACACACGTTATGAAGAAAACCTCAAACGAGGTTGCTGAACTTATTTACAATGGATTTTACAGGGAGGTCGAACTACCAGACCCAGAGCCAGACTATTCAGACATTCAAGAAAAATACGATGAGCTTGATGGAGAGGCGGCAGTAGTTGAAGACGACGACAGACATACCCTGTTGGAGATTCACACAGACATGCTGATGCCACCCCCGTTCAACGAACCGAATGGTTTGGCCTGTCCGTATGTCATAACGATAGACAAGTCTTCCAGAACTATCCTGTCTATCAGAAAGAACTGGTATGAAAATGACCCCGAAAAAGCCAAGCGACTACACTTCACCCACTACAGATACTTACCCGGACTCGGATTTTATGGAACCGGACTCATACATCTCATCGGTGGCCTCGCGAAAAGCGCCACTTCTATACTCCGCCAGCTTATCGACGCGGGAACGCTCTCGAACCTTCCGGCTGGCCTCAAGGCTCGCGGACTTCGTATCAAGGGTGATGACTCGCCGTTGATGCCGGGAGAGTTTCGCGATGTAGATGTTCCGGGCGGAGCTATCAGAGATTCAATTACTTTCATTCCATACAAAGAACCCTCAAGTGTTTTGTACCAACTCCTTGGTAATATTGTTGAAGAGGGTAGGCGCATAGGGTCTGTTGCCGATGTACAGGTTGGTGATTTAAACAATCAAGCCCCTGTCGGCACGACCTTGGCGCTGATGGAACGCTCTATGAAAGTTATGTCGGGTGTGCAGGCAAGACTTCACGCTTCTCTCAAAGCAGAGCTTAGACTGATTGCAAAAATTGTTTTTGATTTTATGGGTCCGAAGTATTCCTACGAAACAGAGGAAGAAGCAAACCGGACAGAAGATTTTGATGGCAGAGTTGATGTTATTCCCGTTTCAGACCCAAACGCATCCACGATGTCTCAAAGGGTGATGCAGTATCAGGCCGCTCTACAGTTAGCCCAACAGTCGCCACAGTTGTATGACATGGGCAAACTGCACAGACAGATGCTTGAGGTTCTTGGCATTTCAGATGCGAAGGAAATCATCAAGCTTCCTGATGAGGTGTCACCCGCTGACCCTGTTACTGAAAACATGCGTATCTTGCAACAAGAGCCAGTTAAGGTTTTCAAGTATCAAGACCACGAAGCGCACATCCAAGTGCATATGTCCTTTATGCAAGACCCCAAGATACAACAGCTTGTCGGGCAGTCTCCGTTTGCACAGGCAATACAGAACTCCATCACGGCACACATCACTGAGCATGTGGCTATGCTGTATCGTAATAAAATCGAGCAAGAGCTTGGCGTGGCTATGCCGGATGAAGATGCGCCGCTTCCAGAGGATGTGGAGCTTGAGTTGTCTCGCGTGGCAAAAGAGGCCGCTCAATCACTGCTAGGCAAGAACCAAGCAGAGGTGCAACAACAGCAAGCCGCCGCACAACAGGCTGACCCCTTGACTCAAATTCAGCAGGCTGAACTCAAGATGAAGCAAGATGAGCTTCAGCACAGAATTACCATGGATATGGAGAAGCTGGAGTTAGATAAGCTTTCCAAAATGGCAAATGTCGAAGTACAGCGCGAGCGACTTGATAGCGAAGAAGAGCGTGAGAGAGAAAGACTTGCGTCTCAGGAAAGAATTAAAACCGCAGAAGTCAGGGTTAGGGGCGCAGAGATTGGCGCAAAGCTGACATCTGAAGAAGAAAAAAATAAAACAGCTACGAAAAAAATAAGAGCAGACCTTTTGAAAGAGGGCTTGGCTACAGGAAAGAGTTTAGCGGATGACGCGACCAACGGTGAATGATTTGGATAAGCGGGT